GATATCCTAATTGCTGATTTTTCTAATCTGGCTGAAAACAAGGTATTAAACCTAGATACAGTATCCGCATTATCTAAGGGAGTGGATGATCCTTCTATTATAGGTAACGCTGAAAAGATCCGTGCTGGGGAAATTAACTCCGGCGGTGGTGAGGTTATAAAGGAGAGATTAGACGCTCCTGCTAATGCAGTGCGTGAGGGATTAGAGATTGAGAAAGCTCAACTAGCTGACGGTGCTGATGAGTTTAGCGTCCTACAGGATTCATCACAGGGTTTTGTTGATATTGCTAAGAACCAAGTAGATGAGTCTGCCGGTGGATTAGCAGCTGCGCGTACAGAGTTTGAGAATGCTGCCACTAGCTCATTAAAAGGTATGGAAGATGACCTAGGCTTCATTGGTGCTCTAGAGCGCCTTGAGACCGCTACAGGCACAGAGATTGTTGCCCCTAAGACGGGAGCCTTTAAAGAGATTGTTACAGGCCTCGAGGACAGCTATGCCTTGATGGTAAATCAGAAGAATAATCTATATGGCGCCATACGAGGCGGTGAGGTAGATGCAGACTCGATCTACGATATATTCATTCGTATGCCAGAAGAAGACATCACAGCTGCGGCTAGAAACTTCTCTAAATCTGATCCTGTGGCGTCCTTTCTGGAGCAGCTGAAGGCGCAGAAGGTTCCCGAAGAAATTACAGATGCTAAGGGTAATGTTAAGACTGTTAATAGGCTGGAAACACCCGACGAAATAGAAGCTCGATTTAAGGATTGGATATCTCAAAATACAGACTTTGGATTCTTCTATACTCGTATTCGTCCTGAGCTATCTCAGCTAGCGTCCGATGCGTTCAACAAGCCCGGGGGATCGGGTCTCGGTAGATATTATCGTCAAATGATTAAGTTCATTGATGAAGATATGGTAAAGCATGTTGAAGACACGGATCCTGATCTGGCTGTAGCAGCTACAGAGGCTAAAGATTACTACATGAAGACATTCGCTCCTATATGGCGCGATAATGATTCAATGCAGCAATTCTCTAATATCTATGACAGCACTCTTGGACGTACTCCTGCGAATGCTATTGAGAGTACTGTTACTCGTACTGAACCATTCAGACCGGGATTTGATGCTAAGGCTGAAGAATTTACCAAAGGTATTCTGAATAGTGGTAATATGGCTAGGACGGTGAATCTAGCTACTGCTCTGACAGATGTAGGAGATCCGTCAAAGATCGCAGACTATTTTATCCTAGATACGGTGAATCAGTTTGCTAACTCGGTTAAGACTGCCGGAATTGATGGTGCTGATTACTCTAAGTTCTCTCAAAATCTAATGCGCTATGCAGAGCAGCTTAATGAGTTGGCTGGAACATCTCCAGAGATGGCTAGCAAGGTTAATAGTATCAACGAGTTTATTCGTAGGCTAGAAGCTGCCGGTGGAGATCAGGCTAAGGTACAAAATATCCTTGAGTCTGCCCAGAAAGCCTCGGCAGGACTTATGCAGGAAGTAGAAAACAGCGTCCTGAGAAACTTCTTTGACAAAGGTAAGACGCCCTCAATCTCTAAGTTACTAGATAGCGCTCAAATAAAGGGAACATCTAATCCACAGGCTGCTTTCGAAACTGTATTTGGAGCTGGTCAGAGGTTAGGTGGAGAGAGCCGTAATCGAGTATCTGAGCTTATGAGCATTATTGCTGAGCAGCCGGAAGCCAATAGACCAATCTTAATGAAAGGTTTAAAAACTGCCTACGCAAACTTCCTAGATAATCGTATGTTCGCTGTTACTAAAGAGACCGGCGGAACTAGACCTGTTAAGGTTAAAGATATCGAGGAAGGTGTAAGTGGACGTTCTTCTATCCTAGATATTGGGGATATGATCTATGCCGATCAGCCTCAGTTCATGCAAGCTATTAGAACTACAATTGAGGCAGCTAGCGATAATGCTCAGTCTATGAGAGCTACGCCTATCAAAGGACAGTCTGCCACCTCATTCAACAGAGAGGCAGCTACAGCAACCACACGCCTCATATACACTGTTGTTGGGCCTCTCAGTAGAGCAGGTTCTAGAATTAGAGCGGTTATGGGAGCTGTTATAGAGAAGTCAGATCCCGATACTAGGGCGGCTGCTATCCGGACAGAGCTATTAGCTAACTCGGATTACTTCCTAGAATTAGCAGATAAGTATAACAAAAATCCTAGGGATCCATTGCTTGAGGATCTCATGATTAACTACTTATCGACAGCTATTGTTAAAGCATCTAGCTCTGCAGATGATCCCGAAGAAGACTCTATGCTTGAGGGTATGCAAGATACGTTAAAGAACATCTCAGAAGTTCCATTAAGCGTAGTCCAATAAAGTAAAAACCCCCGAGCCGTGAAGCTCGAGGGTTAACCTAACGAAGTATACCAGACCAACGGTATATTCCCGTATAAACTACATAATTGAGGCCTCTAAGTCAACGACTTGGGGGCTTTTTTATGCAGCCTCCTCTTCTTTTTTGCCTTTATTATTGGACTCAAAGACGTTGATATCGAAGATGCTTTTATTAAGCATCCAGTGCATTAAAGCCACGTTATTGACGCTGGATTCAATCATTAATCCACCATTCTTATCGAGACCAACAATCATGATAGCCTCTAGGTCTTTATCCTGTGCGTTATCAATGCACTTTTGTACTGCTTCTGTCATTATATGCTCCTATTCGCATTTACGAAGGCCAGTTTGAGGATCGTAGTAACAAGCCCCGCCTTCTTCGATGAAATTATCGTTGTCTTCCACAACTTCCTCTTCCGCTACATCCTCTGAGCTGGATGCATTCAGAATCCCGTATCTTTTTCCGGATGCTCTAAAGGTTGTGCAGCCACTAGAGCCTCCTTCATACGCCTCCATATACACCTGTTTGAACTCTTCCCATGTAACCTCATCTCCAACATTACATGTCTTTGAACAGGCGCTATCGACGTACCGTGAAGCCACATTTAGAACCTTCACATGGTCAAACACAGAGAGCTCGTCTGCAGTCTTACCTTTCACTCCGAACTCACGATACGCATAGTCATCCACACGCTCGATACGCTGCCCATCAAAGGTCTGGATTGTGCGATCATAGTAGTGTGAGAATACTGGCTCGATACCCGACGATACATTATCGGCTGAGAGGCTAATTGTGCCAGTAGGTGCTACACTGAGTAGATGAGAATTACGGATGCCATACTTAGCGATATCAGTACGGATCTCAGTGGGTAGCGTCATGGCAAACCCGCTGGTTAGATAATCCTTCTGGAATAACGGAAAGGCGCCCTTCTCTTTAGCTAGCTCGATTGATGTTTTATAACACTCATCTCTAATAAGAGTCATAATCTCTTCGAACTTCTCGATAAACTTATCCGAGCCATACTCAAAACCCAGAGCTTCGATAGCATTTGCTACTCCAGTTACACCTAGGCCCATACGGCGCTTAGATTTGGCTTCTAGCTCTTGTTGAGGCAAAGGATATGTTGCCCTATCTACGACATTATCCATAGCTCTTACGACATGGGGAATATCATTGCGAAGCATGTGAATATTGAACACATAGGAGCCATCGATCTTAGTGATGTACTTAGCTAAGTTGAATGAACCCAATAAACAGGCGCCATATGGAGGAAGAGGCTGCTCACCACAGGGATTAGTAGCTGCTATAGTCTCGCAATAATGGAGATTGTTCTTCTGGTTAATTTGATCGATAAACAGGATACCGGGCTCAGCCCAATCCCATGTACTCCGCAAAATATCATCCCATAGAGCTCTAGCATTAACTGTCTTATAGACACGGCCCTCAAAAACTAGGTCAAACTCTTTGTCTTCTTTAACGGCAGTCATAAACTTGTCTGTTACCATTACCGACATATTAAACTGAGTTAGGTCAGTGCTATTGTTTTTAGCTCGGATAAATTTCTCGATATCGGGGTGATCGCAGCGCATGGTTGCCATTTGAGCTCCGCGTCTGTGACCTGCAGAGGCAATCGTCTTACATACAGCGTCAAAGATCCCCATAAAGGATAATGGCCCACTAGAGCGGCTATCTAGGCTCTTAATTAGGTCTCCGTGTGGACGCAGAGTAGACCAATCATAGCCGATACCTCCACCTAGCTGCATTGTACGCGCAGCCTCTCCAGCGGATTTCATAATACCTTCCATGCTATCTTCGATCGTACCTGATACAAAGCAGTTATAGGGCGTTACCGTCCTAGGCGCTCCCATTGCTGATTGCACTCTTCCGGCGGGTAGGAATCTCTGGTTACAGAGAATAGTTTTAAAGTTATCGAAGTGTCCTTCATTATCCTTCAAAGCTTCTGCTACTCGGGTCATTGCCTCGCGAAAAGTCTCTCCTTCGCTACGGTATTTCATAGCGTGAATTTCTTCTGAAATGTTTATTGTTGGCCCGTATTCGTTCTTAATCATTACTCTTCCTCATACTAAATCTGTTAGGTTTGGTTCTGCATAATTTGGCCCCTTTAGGACTTTACCGTCCTCTCGGTATAAGGGCTTACCGTCAGTATCTAACTTCGACATATTAGACGCATGTACTCGCCGTACTGCTTCATCTAAGTTCCAGTTAAACGTAGCTGCATAGCCGTATGTGACGTAGACTAGATCAGCTAATTCTTTGAGAAGGTTTTCTGCATCTACTGCGGATAGAACCTCTGCGTATTCTTCCTTTAGAAGGACTAGACGTAATAGGTCTTTATCTGTGTCTTTTACCCACGGATGACCTAATGTTTGACCGTAGACACGCGCAAAGTGCTTAACCATGTCCAGCGGAGTTTTACTCAAATAAGTATCCGGATCCCGTAGGCTCTCATTACCTTCATCGAAATACTCAAATGCAGTAATGTCTTCACTGCTTATCATTCTGCTCCTCCTCTATTTTTTTGATTAATCTATCCAGATACCAACGGGCCTTTTTGAGATCCTCGAGCCCATTTTTGTAAGGCCAGCGCCATAGGTATTTGAAACAATTCTGCCAACAGTAAGCTTGATGTGAGGGGATATCGCAGCCCTCTGACATAGCCTCCATTGCGTCGATACACTCGATATTAGATTGATAGTGTGGGGGGTTATTAACTACATCCATCAGTGAAGCTTCTTCTTAACGAGGGAGATCACATTACTATTTTTCTTATTATCGATAGCTTCCAACAGCTCTTCATCTGGTTCGAAGGAAACATCAGATCTCTCGTCTTCAAGGAGATCTTTGATCATGTTAGACATACGGCCCATAGTGACTATGGTTTCTAAAGAGTGCTCTAAATGGACTCCTAGGCCGGCTACTAACGCATCAATGAATTCTAATTCATCGTCATCGAAATCATCTGTTTCGACATTATGCCCCACTGATATTTGTAGCTTAGCCCCCTCCTTTAAATCTATTTTTAAAAGAAGGCTGTTGATGGGAATATCTTCTAGCTTCATTTATTTCTCGCTTCCGAAAGTAGCTTTAGGAAATACTCAGCATCGACTAGCGCTAGAGGCTTCTTCCTATCGGCCTTAATTATGACAAGTGGCTCGATGTTCTCTGGGCAGTTTTCCTGCGCCTGAGAGTAATAAGAATATACTGCTATGTTCTTACGAGCCTTACATTCGATGCTAACAGGCATCTTCTTACGCGCAGCCGGTGATAATTGGACATCTTCACCGCCAGCTCCCATACTTGTCGATTTGACATCATCTGGCTCTAGAGAATGGACAAGATCTAGGATCTTATTTCTCGTCCATTTCTGGAGATTACGGCCCTTGGCCTTAGCGCTCTGTGTTTGGATCATCTGGATACTCGATGTACCATTTGTACGGCGTTTTTTCGGCCTTACTGTGGCGGCTAGGGAGGAACTGCGCTTCGGGCCAGCAAGTTTTCTTGAACGAGCACCATGTGCAGCTTTTGTTGAGGATCGTTCCGCCGGTTTTTTTACGGAAGAACGTCTCTTCTTCGGGTTCGAAGCAGCGCTGAAAGGGCCGGTTGTTAGATATAAGATCTACAACATGCTCCCTGTGCTGGCGTATAAAAGCTTCCTGCTCACTAGAGGCATCAACCTCTACGATTTTAATTTCACCAGAAGATTTATCGACTACTATCCAGCCTCCGGCTTTCTTACCTTGGGCATCAGCATATCCATAGAGCTGACCTACATAACCAAAGTCATCAGCCTTATAGAGTGCTTGGAAGCCTCCGCTCCACTTGTTTCTAAAGGCATACTGGCTACAGGATTTAATATCGTATACCGCACCATCGATGTCTATATCGCTAGTACCGTTGATCGTAGTATCGCTAACATCTAGCTTAACATCATCACCATCAGATGTGACATTAACCTCTGTCTTCTCTAGTACCATCCTAACTAGGATCTCAACACAGTCTCCCACCATCATGCGAACCCAATGATTGTAAGGCATCCGCTCTCGAGGAGACTCTAATTGTATTTCTTGTTGGAGCTGACATGGAAGCCGCCCTATATTCGACATACGGATCCTAGGCTTCTTCTCCCTAGGGGTAGTCTGTTTATCTAAAGCCGCTGCGAACTGCTCTACTGCTTTTTTCTTATCTTCGGCAGTGAATTCGATTGTCTGCTCATTTGAGAGATCTTCGAAGACAGCACGGAGCTGGCTCTCTAAAATAGAAAGCATATAAGCACCTATAAATTATGGGGGAGAGAGGGCCGAAGCCCTCCCGTTTAAGCTAAGTCAGAGGCTAGATCACTGGAGGACATCACAGCATCAAATACCTGATTATCCGATGTGCTTTCCAATAATGAATCATTATGCCGTTTGGTAATTCTACCATTCTCCTGATTAGCCATATCCACAAATATCTTAGCGGTAGCTGCCAGCTCTGGAGTGAATGCTGCCTGAGTTCCGAAATCTACAGAGTACGTTGTGTAATAGTACTTACCGCGCTTCTCTGTCTTGACATTAATAATGTAGTCTTGAAACTTTTTACCAAAGGGTAGGCTTTCGATAATTGACTCAAAGTCATTATATCCAGAACCCTTCATATAATGTTGGAAAGGTACATTTTCTACGGTAACTTCTTTACCGCCAACTGTCTTTCCAGTGTAGCTGATTACACCTCGGATAATACGGGTTGTCTTTACCTTACTAGCCCAGAATTTTTTATCATCATCAGACATCTGATCGAGAGTCTTACGAGTGGGCTTACCACAACGTAGAGTTCCCTTCATATCGATCGGCTGACCCTTTCGAAAGTCAGTCTGGAGGATAGATTTATTCTGAACCTTACCTTTTTCATCCTGCTCACGATATTGAAAATATTGAGCTAATACATGGATCTTGGCTTCCTTGGTATACACAGGCTCTGCTTGATTAGACAAGGACATTGATCCTTTGGCTACATCACGGCCCTGTTTATCCTCGCCATCATGGTTAATCTTAAGAAAATCAATCTGAATTTCCTGCTCTGTATCACCCATTAACTGCATCATAATGTTTTGGGTTTCTGCTTCGGTTACTACCGTTACCTCATTCATGTTTTTTTACAACCTTGTTGTTTATTGTTTGAACCTTTATCTTACATTAACTAATGTAACTAGTCAAACTATTTCCTGCATTTCCATCCAGTTTCTGCCGGCTTCTATTTCTATGTCTAGGGGCAGAGAGGGGGTGTAATTGAACCTACGTTGGAGATCTTCTTTCACGCCTTCCATAGCCCATTGCAATCCTGCAACTACCTTATCTTTTTCCTCAGATAAGCAATCTACGACCAGTGAGTCATGTACAGTTAAGATGAGTTTAGATTTTAGATTGTGCTTCCTAAAATACTGCAATGCTCTGATACAGGCTAAGGGAACACAGTCTCCAGTAGCGAAGCTCTGTACAGGATAGTTAACGATTTGCTGGGAATATCGTTTAATCTTCCCGTTGCTTGATCTCTCAGCGTTAGGAAAGAAGAACTCTCGTCCACTAGGGGTTCGAACTATCCCGTCCTTAAGAACCCCATCCATAAGCTCTCTGTGCCAATCCTTGAGCCCAGAATATATGGAGAAGTAAGTTTTAAAGTACTCTTGAACATGCTCCGGTTCTGACATGCCCATGCCTCCGTATAAGGGAGCAAATGTATACGCCTTAGCAGCCTGTCTCATATCCTTGGATACTTCCGATTCATCACAGCGATTAATGATCGATGCAGTCTGCTTATGAACATCCTTACCGGAAAGAATATCATCCAGAATCTGAGGATCTCTACTGAGCTCTCCTGCGACCCTAAATTCAAGACCTGAGAAGTCAGCTTCCATGATCAAATTTTGCTCTCCAAAGCGGCTGACTATACACTGTCGTACAGGAAACTTCTGAGACTTTGGTATGTTCTGAAAATTTGGATTGCTACTACTTAGGCGCCCTGTGCGAGCAACCGTTTGGTTAAAGTTAGCATGTAGAATCCCATCTTCTCTTACCCATGTCCTGATACCTGCCACGAATGAATTAAGATAAGTATTTACCGCATTAAGCCGGCTCATCTTCTCTAAGTATTCTACAGCTAGATCATACCCTTTTTCGCGAGCTTGATTGATTAGAAGCTTGTTAGTTATCTTATCGACCTTGAAACCATTGATGCTGGCATAGCTAGGATCTAAAGGAACCATCTTAAGGCCGGCGGTCTCTCCAGTATCTTTATATATGGCGCCATCCCCATCACAGGTCTTGCATCTAGGCTGGTTCTTATAGGGCTCACCTTTCTTGGTAAGCTTAAACTGACGCCCTGATCCATTACATACGGGGCAGCACTGAGCTACCGTCTTTTTAATGACTGCAGTAGAGGCTCGGACACAGGCACTGTGCTTAGATGGCTTGTATCTAGGTACTGGCAGCGACTTACCGTTAGCCCCGACCCCTATGTTAAATAGAGTAGCGTGGAGCTTTCTGTCTGTCACAACTCGACCGTATACGATCTTGGTCTGATCTGGCCCACTATTCAAGTTAAACGGAGTATCACCTAATACATGTCTAGCAATTTCCTCCAGCCTCTTAATCAAGGTATCTCTCTCGGAAATAAATTCTGCCTCTACCTTGTCTAAGGCTTCGATATCTATGTTGATACCATTACGCTCTATCTCAACTAAGAACTCTAGCATCTCATTCATGAGCTCTATAACAGGACGGAGACCTTTATTCTCCTCGAGCTCAGCTATTTGAGATAGAAATATTTCAGCACAAGAAATCACATCTGCCTCGGCATACTCATCAACAGTAGCAAAAGGCATAGCCTCAAACCCGATACCGTCTTTAAACATGTCGCTAACAAGATCCGCTTTCTTGTGCGTAACGCCACGGCGTATAGCTGTATTTTCCAAGCTAAGCTTCCATTGCTGAGCTCTCGCGAAAACAAATTCGGCAATCATAGTACACCAGATCTGAGAGCTAATACGAAACTCCAGCTCTAATGCCCATATTGTGTCGAATTTAGCGTTATGCGCTACAATCAGATCTGCCCGATCTAGATCCTTCTGAAACGCCTCCCTTCCATCAGGCTGGGGCTTCTCATTATGGTTCCATACAAGTCTATGTACAGGCCCAATAATGCCATCTTTAATCATACACCACCAAACACCAACGCATCTGTTGTCTTTGTTAAATGGTGAATTGTCAGTTTTTCCGTTAACGTCTTTTACTGTGGTCTCGAAATCCCAGACTAGGACTTCTCCTGTTAGGTTAAACATATCTACTCCGTGTACCTTGAAATTTGGGGATGGATTCTTGCAGCTATAGTGCCGTGCCATCCGCTTATTTTATTTTTAGAAATTGTAATGTGCCGGATCTCATCATCCGGATCGACATCGAGCTTACCAATGCCAATAATAAGATCAGCCTCACTGGCTTTACCGATCTTAGATCCTTCCATCATAGTAAATGATAGTCGGGTCTTGCCCTCCGCTTCTGCAGAGGCTTGAGACACACCAAAGATTGCACAGTTCTGACGCTTAGCTACTTCGCGGATACGTCTGTACACTTCTCTGAGGCGTTCATGGGAGGCGTTGAAATTTCCTCCGATAGTTACTTTGTCAGCCTGATCTATAAACACGATCGAAGCTTTCTTCTCCTTAATGTAGGCCTCGATCTTATCGAGATCCCAATCTTGAGTATCTTTGAAGCTGATGAGACCTCTATGGCGAGCCTCAAATATAACCTTAGCCTTCTCCGTATCTGCTAAGACTTCCTCCTTGGTAAGACCCGTAGCTGCAGAATAGGCTCTGGCAACCGTCCTCCTAGTGGATTCTTCATTACCTAATACGGCTACTCTATGACCCTGATCAACGAATCCACCGGGGGCTAATGCTAAGCTGACCACAAAGGCGGTCTTACCTACATTAGAGATAGCAAATATAATTCCGAACTCAGTTCTTTGAATTCCATACACCCGTCGAGAGAGCGTCTCTATGTTGAACTTGGCTCGATTGGAGTTATCCATATCGTGCTTAAGCTCATCTATATCTAAAGTAGTATCCGGCCCGAACTCATCATCTATGAAACCAGAGCTGTGCTTCTCTAATACTTCAAGGGCTTTTTTTAGAGCGCTGGGATTACCCTCAGATATCTCTAGGCCAAGTGTGGCTATCTGTTTACCAACATCCCTCTGCCATAATTTAGATATAACGTCAGTTGCTACAGCTGGGCTGTACTCTTCTTCCATGTCTACTAGGGATAAGACATCCTCGATCTCTGCTCTTTCAGCTCGAGTCGATACAGGATTCTCTATCTCCCATATTTTATATAGCTCTTTGGATGTAAGATCGTGCTGGTAGGTTTCGTGAGCCCCGATAAGCACCGTGTATAACGATCGTATCTCGTCAGCGAATAACTTTCGATTTAATTTGCCTTTGTTCTGCTCGTAGAACTCATAATTTAATAAGGACTTTAGTATTGATGTATCTAGCATGGTCACCTTGTTATTTTCCGTTAGGTGATTAATAGATACATTAGTGTTGGCAAAAAATAAACCCCCGATTTGTAGTCGGGGGCTTTTTTCTATCCAGTTCTTATCTTGAGCTTCCTGATATCGGGCTTTGCATCACCCCGTCTCTCCTTGATGTCGCATTGGTAGTAGGAAACCCTATTATTCCCTCTCACCAAATTGTTCATAGCTTCTTCTAGTCTCTTTTGCTCTTCGGCGGCATCCATATACCCCCCGGGTAACTCATAATCTATGAGAATTAATCCTCTGGCCTTCATTATACCTTTTCCTTGTGTTTTAGTTTTAAGTCGGTACTAGGTTTGCTTCGACTTAGTGATCTCTATATATTTTAATTGATCACACACAAGAGGGAGGGGCATGGGGAGGAAACCGCCACTTCAAATATCTACAAGTTGTTTTAAAAATTATAGCTGTTAAAATCTTACTTATTATACCAAGGGATTTTCTATAATCCTCCCCGTAGGTCTTCATAAGATAAGAACCTGTAAAAGTATGGGCAACAATATTCCTAAAGTGCGGTATACTTTGCTTAAATATGAGATAAGACCTGTCTGGCATTATCAATTGACATATTTTTGATATCTTCTTCGAGAAAAACAATTCTGACATCGACTCTTCCTTCCAACCTTTCTTTAAGTCTAATTGACTTTCTGCTTGCGTCCTTATCTAGTGCAATAACTACTCTATCAAAGGTGCATAACTCTGTCTTCTGTTGATGGCTTAACACAGTACCTAATATCGCACAACCAGAACAATTTGAGAACATCCCGGCAACACAAGCGGAATTAACATCTTCCACAACAATGGCTTTACTTCCAATACCTACAGTAAGAAGCCCCTCTATACTTCCATACTGCTTCCATTTAGGTAAATCTCCGACTAAGGATCTACCTACCGCTCCGGAGCCAGACTGTGAGAAAAACAGTACTCTTTTATCTGCCGGTGCATACTCTACTCTTACTAGCCCTTTCCGGTATGCAGCTAGGCTATTATTGTCTTCAAGATATTTGATCACTGCAGGATGATTATCTGGAGAGGATAATAGTGCAGGTATCTCCAGTAGAGTTTTTGTTTGGGTAGTGGATACACCATTAAGCTTCCGCCTTAATGTATTAGTGGACATACCAACAGTCTGTGATCCTTTAACGCCGCAGCTGACCTTAAAACAGTGCCAGAGCTTCCTACCGTCCTTAACGGCAATGCCTAATGTTTTACGCCCTCCGCAGAATGGGCAGTTAATATTAATACCATGTCCTTCTTTGACTATGATATTGTCTAACATCTCTATTTGGTCTCTGTAAGAATACATGTAAGCCTCCAACCTGTACTAATACCTTAACAAAATGAGGAGTTAGTTGTCCACAGAATAATCCGGCTGTAAGTATTTGATAAATATAATACTCATCTACCCTGAAGGTCGCAGGTTCAAATCCTGCTCCCGCAACCAAGCCTTTAAAATAAGGGCTATTTGGCGCCAAGAACCTACCATTCCATTCTATTCCTCGTTATTCCTTGTTTTTTACGTAGATAAAGTAAAGTTACCTTAGCTAAGTGCTCTTATTAAACTTAGCTCTTTCAGTAGCGCGTCCAATCTCATCTTCCGACATTGGGCGGATATATGTGGGATCATTAGCTGCCTTCGCTATCCCATTTTTTATTAGCTCAACGAACCCATAATTAAATACTAGGCGAAATGTCTCTGGATCGCACTCTACTTGAAGTGTCGCTGATCCATCCTCATGCTCTTCTATCTCGGTTACTTTAATATCATTGTTCATCTCTGATAACCTTATTAGATTTACGGAACCTTTTGTTATAGGCACGTTTTATTTTCTTTAACTGTCCTGCTTTCCATAGAAAAAACTTTCGTGATTTACTTAGGGCATCATACTCATCGCCACCCTTCATAGGTATGCGCTTATTCATGAGTACGCATCCATCAAAGCTGACCATGAAAAGGGAAATAGCTCTTCCATCTTACGGTAAATTTCCAACGCTACCTGTTGTGTCTCAGCCTGTGTATCCGGCGCATAGCGGAGCTTACACATATCGGCAAAGGCATCTAAGCTACCTGACCAGTACCACTCAGTCATCATACTCTGGGGTAATATCATTCGAGCTTGCTCTGGACATACACCAGCTCTTAGGAGAGCTTTATACATACTAAGGGTGTCCTGAGTAGCTAAGTAAACACCGTCATTACCGTTAGTCATGATCGAGTCATTACAA